CACAGGCACTAGGCATGAAATTCATGCCAATATTATTATTAACAACTCCCAAGAATGTAGTTGTTAATTGATGTAACACAAGATGACACCCCATGCTGTTGTGCCTCATTGAGACATCAGCATGGTTGCAGTGCACATACTGTCAAGTAATTCCATCTTCCCATGTATTGTGTGGACGTACCATCATAGATGTCAACCATATATTAGTCACAGGAGTTACCCTGGTTAACACACAAATGCATGACGTGGAGCGCAATGTCACTTGGTCAATATCCGAGTTGCACCTAGTTGCTTCGGTGCATTCAACTCAGCCAAAGTACAGGTTATGTTTCGGCAATGTGGCCAGCACGCTTAATATTGAACCTGTATTAAGAGACTTCACAGTGTGAAGTATGGGTATTAACAACCCAGTAAAATTAATATTACAATTAGTGGACGTGACATTCCTGAGATGTCATGGATTGCGTCCGTGTAGGTTGCTTGGGTTTAAGCTTGCAATTCTCGTGCAGAGCGAGTGTAGATGACTTAATCATCTGGTACCTTAATTTTGCCGGAATGGGCGATGTGCAATGGTATTTTTTCATATCAATATTATTAATAACATCAGTGTCAATTTCTATGACAGAAAGATTATAAAAGAAAGTATAAGTGGCAGAGGTTGAGTTACTATAAATTTTGAAATATGCTAACCTCTCCCATGAAACCTGGTCATCAGTATAAAGCAAATAAAAAAGATTGAAAGCAGGTGTATCAAAATGCCCAGATGGTGGGATTGTTGAATCCAACAAACAATTTTCATAAGAGAAAGTCGGTTGAACTGTCAGTTCGACACAGGAAACAGATAGTGACACCAAATAGAACTGTGAAGGTTTCACAAGTCGGAAATCCATAAAAAAATCATCTCCAATAGAATAGACACGGTATTGAACACCCTCATTTGCAAGTATCGTTGAATCATCCTCAACATAACCCAACCAATTGGTGGTAGAACTGCTAACAGCATATGAGTGATCGGCATAAAGTGCAATATTATCACCAGTACCCAATTTTGGATTAATTAATTCCACATCATAATCAACATAAAGCTTGCCCAAGGGTACAACAGCATCCGATTCACTATTGCTAGTTGTTACGACATCAACGATGCCCAAATCAGTCAGATTGATGTCTTCAGTTTCTTTAATAGGACCATTTCTAACTAATTTGGATTTAGTTGTCTCTTGAATTTTCTTTACTGGTATTTTCAAGCTACCAGGCTTCCATACAGATGTTTGGATACTATTGGATTTAGTAGAATAGGCACTTTCCTCATTTGATGTTTCTGGCTTTGCTGGATTTGAGTTAAAGGACATTGTCAATGCACCTGGTGTGCTTGTTGCACAGGTGGGGACATAATTGAATGACAAAGTATGGAACAAAAATTTTTCAAAACCATCTGCCACACTTGACAACCATGGGAATGACTTTGTCAAACCTACATTTTGGAAAAAAGATGCTATAGATGTAATCAGGCCGTTTTGCCTCCTAACGACCCTATAATTTTGGCGTGTAACACCACCTGAAACAATGTCAGAAACAAATTCACGTCTGGAGAAACGTATGGGTTTTTGCTTTAAGTTTGTTGTAGTTCCTATTATAGTAGGGGCACTCACTATGGTTCTGGACTTAGTTTTTTGTCTACGATTGCGTTTCTTATTATTATTTAATTTAGTTGGTTTTGGCTTATTTTTAGTTGGTTTAGATTTATTCATTTCTAAAATTTGGTTAAAGATGTGTGCGTTCTCTAATCAACAAAAATTACACGAATTTTTGTCTTGGGGTTGACTAGTCCCCATTAAGTCAAGAATCATAACAAGTATTTTGTGGATCCATCCTAAGGGTTAATGGTATCCTCAGCTCATAGATAGTATTACATCCACGGATAAACTCTTCAATACTGAGCTGTTGACCTACGTCAACCCCGGTTAAATCACAAAAATTACACCTCTCCTCAAACGACACATCTGGTTTCAAATCAAACGCAACATATCTCTCCAGATAATATTGCCTCCAATAACTACCAATTTCAAATCTAATTTTACCGTTACCAATTAGATCCAAAACACGCCGCGCCAAACATCCAGCAATTGGTGTATGTTTTCCCAAACATAACAATGACATAGCCTTTGATCTCAACAATTCAATTTTCACATGTTCCGGAGAATTGAAATAAACAGCACTGTGAGACCATTGAAGTCTAATTGCCTGCTCAGAATCAATTAACAATCGTTTTTTTGATGATATATGGATGCCACAGAAACTGGTTTTAGTAATATCAGTAGTATAAGCCATCTTAATATTAAATCCAAGCTGTCTAAAGTCTGCTTGATTCAAAAATTGAGAGTCCATGCCCACTAATCCATCATCCCCTTCAATTAGTGCCTTACCATGTTTCTTGTTTTTTAATGAGCATAAGAATTCAATATTCATTAAATTTGAAAATGAATTGGCCAAGCTAGTGAACATCTCACCACTCATCCTACAACCAATAACTCTCATCACACATAGCGATGAGTGTATCATTTCTCTACGAGGTACCAAACAACAAATACCATGGATGAATTTCTTTTGATAATAAATACGCAGGAAAACATTTAATATTGTTGGGTTATTAGCTAACATATAACGCCACAATTCACATTCAACTCCATCTACATAACTGGGACTAAAGCATGACTCAAATTTTGAATAATCAGTTGCCAGCTGGTATCGATTGTTAATCTGAGAGATCTTATATGCTATTTGATCGGGTGTGTGGTGTTTCACAAATTCATCACGTTGGTACAATTGTTCTTCAATCAACCTAACATAAGGTCCAATCAATACCTTAATTCTATCTGATCTTGAGCATATCCACCTAGCATGTTTCTCTG